GCTTCAAAACTTCCAGCTTTACTTTCACCTAAATCATCATTAGCTCCTTTTCCACCTTCAACTTTTGGAAGATATGGAGTAGAGAAATTAGATACCCAATCTTTTACTGATATTGGAGAATAGTTATCATCTTTTAATATGTTCCCATTTGAATCTTTAATAACTACTACACCTTCTTCTTTTTCAAAAGAGAATCCTTTTTCTTTTGCTTCTGTGAAAATTGTAGATTTAGATACTAATGTATTGTCAGGAATATATTTTGTAAATTCTCCTTTAATCTCATTTATCAAATTTGTTTTCTCAATGTTACTTTTAAATGAATTAAATTCTGAATCCTTTTCATTTAATTTAGAAACTAATCCATCAAACTCTGATTTTAAAGTTTTGTACTTTTCATCAGGCTCAATTTTATTTTCTGATTCAGTCTTTAACTTAATCGCACTCACTAAATTCTCAATAGTCTTGCCTTGAAAATCTAATCCAAGATTGTTTCTTTGTTCCTTTACAGCAGTTTCAATTGCTACTGTTGCACTTTCTTTTTTGATATTTGCAATTCGTTCTTCATAAGCAGTCTTATCTAAAAATATTTTTTCAGTTAAATCTACTTTAAATGCTTCTTCGCTATTTATCATCTCAATTAACTTACCACTTTCAATTCCTAATGTGGTTTCAATTTCTGCAATGTTTTCTAATGCCATATTATTTTAGTTTGGTTATTTCTTCAGTTAGCTTTTTTACTCCCCAAATAGGTTTTGCACTTTCTCCTGATAATTCTTCGTACTCCTTAATTAAGTCTTCCTTACTTTCTTCTTTTTTGTTTAAATCAATGTCTCCATTTAGATAAAGTTCTTTGGTAAGTTCTTCATCTTTTTCAAACCACATACCATTTCCAGTATGATTGTAATTCATAAACTCAGCGTATTCAACTTCATAGCAACGAGCTTCATCTATAACAGATATTTTATGCTCCTTATCAAATCCATTTCCTACTCTACCTAATTTCCAAACTTTGTAGATAGCTACTAATTCCATATATTAAATTTTAGTTATAGGTGTAGATGGTATAACTACAACCTTTTTATTTAATTCAAACCAGTTATTAAATTCATTCATCAGAACTTCTTCTGACTTACTGTAATCCGTAACGGTCTGCCACCATTTTTGATATAATACTTTTCTTTGTGCTTCTTCGTTTCCAAAGATATTTAAAACAGATTGTAAAGGTAAGTGTAAATATGGTTCAATCCTCGTTTTTAACAAATTAATTTGCAAATCAATTGGATTATTTCTATATTTCGCTGATAAATACTCACTAAACAGCTTATCCAGTACCACACTATTTTCTTCAGCCTTGACAGACATTTCGTATCTTTCCAATAATGTGTCATAACCTTCGACGATATATCTACGACCTAAGTTAATAGTTATTCTACTTTCATTTCTGCTTTTACCTATATCATAAAAGTTTAATATCCACTCACAAAATTTCCACTCTACATACTCAATAAAGTCAGCATACTTGTTAAGTTGATTCTCTAATGGCTGTTTGTTGTAGATTATCTCTGTTGCAGTCTTTGCTACATTGCTTATGTTCTGAATACCATAACTTGTTCCCCAATGTGTTTTGTACATCTTCTCCTCAAGTATATTTAATTCTTCTGAGTATTGTTTCCAAACATCTAAATCAGGAGATATAAATCCTGCAATGTTTGGTGCAATAACTGGTGTATCTCTATCGTCAGGAATAGGTAACTCAACAACTCCTGTTACATCGCTTTTACCCATCATCTTTCCGTGACCATCACAAGTAGTACAAGTTTCTTCCTCTACTTTACCTGTTCCACCACAATCGCCACAATACTGAACGTATTTCCAAAAGATTGGATTGGCTTTATAAATTTTATATAATGTTAGGAATGATTGGTCTCTCGCATATTCTTTGGAGATGTCTATAATGTTATCAATGGCTGATAATCTCTCCTCCTCTGCTGGTATCTGAATGTTAGAACAAATAAGTGCTGGAACTTGACCAAATGGATGTTCAAATGTTAATTCAGGTATAATACTAAATGTAGTACCAACTTGCTCAAATGTTCTGTCTGTTAAATCATCTACTACTCTCCAAAACTGTCTATTATCTAATCTCTTTGGTTCAAATATAACATATTCAATCATCTGACCTTTTGATTCATAATAACGAATGCTATCTATGGCTTTATATGTTGGGTAAATATCAATCTCAGGGTCTGTTGTATATTCTAAGAACATCAAACCATTTGGGTCTGTATTCATTAATTTAATTGCATTATCCTGTACCCATTCTGTCAAAGACTTTCCATCTCTAACACTTGCAATTTTATTTAAGAACTCTGCTTTAATCGTAGGATTTAAAATGTCGTAGTCTTTGATTCCACCAGTAGCATAATAAATATTATCGATAGGCTGAAATATCCTTCCAAATAAGTCTTTTATGTTTCTTGAGTATTTTCTCCTTGCTTCTGCTTTTACTTCGCTCTCAATGCCTTCTATGTTCTCTATGAGTTCATCTATGAAGTCATCTCCATTTACTAACGCTTTGAGTTCGTCAGAACATTCACGCATCTCAACAAATTCTTCATTGATTTTAAGATTACTCTTAATAGCCAATATGGCTTCTTCGTTGCTTTTGAATATCATATTTTTATTTATTTACCAAATTATTCGTAATCTCGGCTTACCTTTCAATTCAAAGAAAAATCTCATCATTAACGCATCAGCAAAATCGGGTGAACGACCTATTCTCTTTTTAATCTCCTCTTTCTTCTCTAAAGCTATCTTACCATCATCCTCTAATGGCTTTCTATTTATCTGCTCTAACTCCTCAATTACTTGCTTTCTATACTTATCCTCTTGAATAAACATTTTAGAATCCTTAACTGCTTCTGCAAAGTACCAGTAACATTGAGCCTTTAAATTCTTAAAGTTCTCCGTTTTACCGTGCATCTTTATTGGCTTACCATTATTGTTAAATGGAGTTGCTCCTACTAAATTTCCTAACTTTGTTGATGCCCTTGTAAATGTCTGCAATCCATCAGCATCATATATCACGTTTTTAAGTGGCACTCTATTCTCTATGCGTAACTCATTTATCTTCTTACTCACCATCGTATCGTCAATCTTATCAATGGCAATTATTTTTAATGCTACAAATCCTGCCCAAACAACGATAACAAACTTATCCGAACCAGTATATGCAATATCACAAGTCATATACCTATCTTGAGTAGGCTTCACAAACTCATTAGTATATAATCCAATAATATCTGAATACTCAAACATCGCATAAGGATTATCATCAAACTCCCAATTTCCATACACAAGCCTTTGAACCTCATTATGACTTAATATTTTCATTAAGTTAGGAACGTAATCAACAGGTAATGTTTTATTATCACTTGGTAATGCTTGAATGAACTTTCTAAAACTCTGTATAGTTCCATCCTGTGTTGCCTTGTAATAATCCTTATACAAGTAATTCTTGCTGGGGTTACACGTTTGAAGTAACTTTGGTGTTAGGTCATATTCCTTATTTTTCCAACGCCCTATACTCGCTTGTAAGTTATTCTTACACTCAAGGTCAAACTCCCCAGCTTCTTCTATCCAACCTCTTGTCATCTGCATTGAACCAAATCTCATATAACTTGGGTCTGAAGGCAAGAACTTCGCATCAATTAAAAATATCTTGGATTTATTATGGAATTGGAAGTAGTTGTCTTGACCATTGTATTTATAATAATCAGAACTTATTCCCCATATATCCAGTATCTCGTGAACCGATGGAATAGTAAATTTACGTAAATCAGCTAATGTCTTTCTCGCAATAAAATAATGCGTCTCAGGGTACATTAGTGCATCTGCACATATCAAAGAACAACCTATAAACGTTTTTCCTGAACCTTTTGAACCTCCATATACAATATCAATGGTTTCTTTATCAGTCCAAGCTTTTATAGCATCTAATTGCTTTAAATTTCCTCTAACATTTAATGATAGACTTTTACTCAACTATTTCTTCCTCTTGATTAACAATCTGCATCCCTACAATTGGAACTACTTTCAATTTCTCTCCTCCTGAGGTAATATCAAGCTTCTCGCTGTACTTTTTAGGGTTCATCCTTCCCAATACCCATTTACGAGTATCAAGTTGCAACCTTGACCTGTTTACAGCGGTCATATTCTGTTGTCTGTTACCTTGTGCATCCAAGAAAGTATCTTTACTTCCATCATCAGCAATCTCAAGCATATCATCAAAGACACCGTCAGCTCGTATTTCAGTAGCTGCTTTATATAACTCTATTCTTTCTGGATTTTCGTTTAACCAACTGTAAAAAGTTGAGCGGGTAGGATATCCATCTTGCTCTAAAATGGATTTAACAGACTTACCACCTTCTATCTGTTCTATAATGCTTAAAAACATATCTTTTTTAGATTCCATATCTCTGTTTTAGATTATAACAATAGCTAAACCTTTATATAATTTCTTATATAATTATTATTATTACTATATTATTAAATATAATAGATACAAAGATACAAAATAAAATAATACAATAGTAAATAATGTGATAAAATATATGATTTTTTTGTAAAAGTGCCTTTGGATTTGTTTTTCCAACTTTTTTACCCACCCCTCTCTACTTTTCACTTTTTTGCATAGGGGTGGTCTAAAAATCGCAAAAGTTGAATCGATACGTCATGGTTTACACATTACTTATATCATATATAACTGATTATCAATAGATTGAAAAACTTGTGAAAAATAGAGAAAAAAATTTTTTGAGATAGTGATTTAATTTACACAATACTTAATTCAAAAAAGTATGCAGATTTGAGAAAAATTTGTAGAGGGGGTCAAGAGCGATCTATTTAAAATCAGAGCTGGGGGGGGGGGGGGTACCTATTT